AAAGTATCTTCATATTCTCCATCACCAACATACCCATCACCATCAGGCGATATGAAAAACCCCATTTTTGATGCTCCAACTCTAGCACCCACAATTTCAGCCTCTAAATAACCATTTAGCATTTTCACATTAGCCATTGCTGTAGCAACCAAAGAAACACCTCTAGTTTGTTCTGCTCTAGTAGGTAGGTAAGCATGGATAATCTCATCAGCAGGAACTCTAATGTGTTGTGCTTGACTTAAATAAACTCTATCGTAAGGATGGTCTTTGTATAAATGATAAGCAACTGGTTTGTCATACTTGTCTACTTCAACACCCATTTTGATTCTATTGCCAGTAGCTTTATAAACATCATTTTTATTTTCATCTAAATGGTCTGCTTCTAAAAACTGTAACTGAAAACCAAAGGGTGAATTGCTATTTTTAATTTTCCTGATTAATACTTCACCATCTCTACATAGTGATTCAACAAATATTTTTTGACAATCTAAGAATGATAATCTTCCATTAGTTGTACAGTTGCCAACTTGACCCCATTCTTTCCAAGCACGTTCAATGAGCAGGTTAGCTCCAATGTCTAAAGAACCATTATCGTTCCTAGCCTTAGAGCTAACTCTTATGCCATGCTTACCGATAACATTAGATATCATCAGGTTTAGATATCTTGAAATATAGCTATCGTTTCTTGCTAATTCTCTCGCTCTATCGCGAAGTATTCTTATGTTATCTTTTATTTCAGCATCAGCACTTGTAGATGTGGTAACAAAATCTGCAAACAACCTTCCAGTATTAGCACCAGTGTAGCTTCTTCTGTATGCTTGTCTTTTTTTCTTCTTAGGCTCATTTACGCCCAATATTCTGTTATACCATGCCATTATGTGTAGCTCTTAGGAGTTGAGCCAGTAACTCTACCAAAGTTTACTTTGATAGTATTTCCTGACCCTCGTTTATTTCTAATTCTTTGTATTTTAACTTCTTTTAGATATTCAGCTTTGTATCTATCTCTAAAAGTTAATAGTTCATCTATAGACATTCTTGATAATGACCTTCCAGCTATAGACATAGATGATTGGTCAATATTTGCCCTGTTCTCAATAACTGCTTCTATACTATCTAAAACAATTTTTGCATGACTTCTAACTGAAGCAGATGTAGTTGCATAATTATCTTGAACTTCTACAAAACCTTCTTCAAGTTTGACTCTTGCAGAATCAGAACTTCTAGTCATGTAAGAAACCCAGTTGTAATTACCTTTTGTGTAAGAAGATGTGTTAGTGGCTTCGATAATATATGTATCGCCTGACTCTGTTGCTGTTAATGTAAAATTAGAAGCTGTAGCACCATCAACTAAATTAAATTCATAAGATAGTGAATAGTCTGCTACTGGATAGTCATTTGCTAAATCTTCTCTTTTCCATGCCCAAAAGTCTCCCAACTGAAGCTCAGTAGGAACTTGGGGTGGATAATTTGTTGAATCAAATTTGTTGCTCAAGCAAAAACCTCATAAATGTTTTAGATATATCTACATCTAACACTAATGTGCATTAAGCTATTGTCAATATTAAAAAGGGAAAAAATAAAAAAGGCTCAATTAAGAGCCTTTTGTGATTTTGGTGGCATTATGCTGATTTTTTTTGATTTAAGTTATCGACTGTTCTATGAACCCAAAAGAAATTATCAAGGTCATCAGAGTCATCTAAGTCAGGTAGAGTAATATCATATCCAAGAAAAATTATTAGACCTAAAATTTTAGAAGCTATCCTGTAATTATCTCCACTCCATTTGTATTGGGTATCAATATCTAAATCAATTGCATCTACTTTTAATCTATTAGCTATATAATCTCTAGTTCCACCACCAGTCGAATATCTTAGACCAGCACATTTGGTTCTTAAGTCATAATCATAAGAATCGCTTTTATAAGAAACATTAAGACTATCTAATAAGCTAACCAATGTTTTGATTTGAGGTAATCTTGTATAAACTATTTTATTAGAACCTCTAGCATATCTACCTGTTCTTTTTTTTACCATTGATGGATTGACAACAACATTTATGAGCTTATCTACTACTGTTTGTTGTTGTTTATTTAATTTTTTCATGTTTGACTCCTTTTTGTTTAACATACTACATATTATATATATTTATATATTTATATCAACAATTATTTACTAAAAAAGTGAAAAAACAGCAATTATTTCCAAGAAGTAGCGAAATTTCCTCTATTTATACCTCTTTGGGGTCTATTTTGTGGTTTTTCTCTTGGTTTTGACTCTTGAGTAAGTATTTTGTTCTCAATAGAATCATAGTTAGGATTCAGGATGTAAATAGCAGCAAAGTTATACACTAATGTATCTAATGCTTCATTTCTTGGTCTTATCTGCTTCCAAGCAAGTGTTTTCCTACCTCTAACAAACTTAGTGATTCTTTTCTCTGCTGTAAGCTGCTTAAAGTATTCTTCATCTAGGTCTGAGCAGAAATGCAAAGTAGTTGTGTCAGGTTCAGTAGATAATCTAGCAAAGATAGCTTCTTTTGCACTATCAGAACCAACACCATAAAGAACAGCCTTGTTTTTACCAACAAATGTAGGTCTATTTGCTATTGGTTTACCTGCTGTTGATAAACCTTTAATTGCAAATATTCTTCTTGACTGTCTTGGTTTAGTAAACTGATAAACCATATTGGTATGATGTCCACCTGAGTCAATCGTACAGCATGATATAGGTATTAATCTTTCAGATTCAGTTTTAAATCTTTTCTTTAAGTAAGCATCTAAGTCTGACCAAACATTCATAGCATTAGGGTCACCCCAAAATATCTTGTAATCACAAACCCACGCTTCATAGTTTTTACCCCAACCAACTAACTGTAATTCTAATCTGTCTTTTTGTGTATCAACACCAGCAGTTAAAACTAAAACATCTTCAGGTATTGTTGTGTAATCATAATTTAATCTTCTTTCTAGTAATGTTTCATATTCAACAGCTTCACCTTGTTCTTCCCAAGATTCGCCAAGAGCAGTATTAATCCAAGTCTTTAACATCTCAGGATTCTTTTTAGCTTCTAAAAATGATTTAGCCATGTCAGCCCAAGTAGACCAAACAGAATATAGCTCTGATATATGAAATCCTGCTGTATCTGATTTAGGAGCAGATGCTATCCACTCACCATGTTTTAACATCCATTGCTTTTTAGCTTCATCTATAACTGAACCACAATGTTCGCAAGCATAAGTAGCAGTCTCAGGTTGATTATCTTCCCAAACTACATTCTTCCATTTTAATACTTGCTTCTCATTACATTCAGGGCAAGGTACATGGTAATAGCGTTTATCTGATTCTTCAAAAGCAGTTTCTATTCTTGATAGTCCTTTTATTGTTGGAGTAGAACACATATATATCTTTTTATTCCAAAAGGTAGTTGTTCTTTTAGTTGCAAGTGATATTGGGTCTCCCTCAGAGCCAGCAGATGCTTCATACCTATCAACCTCATCAGCTAAGACAATTCTTATTGGTCTTGATGCAAGTCCTGATGCAGAATTAGAACCAACTATGTTTAGATTGCCACCTGCAAACTTCTTAGATAAAACTGTATTACCTGAATCACGACTTCTTGGGTCTTTTACACAATCTCTTATCTTTTCAGAATCTCGAATCATAGTAGCAAGTCTATCCTTACTAAATGCTTGAGCCATTTGCAAAGTAGGTTGCATGATTAACATTGGAGCTGGGTCTTGGTCTATGTAGTAACCAATAACATTTAGCAGAATCTCGGTAGCACCAACCTGAGCAGACTTCATAAATACTATTCTTTGAATATCAGGGTCATTGAAAGAATCCATTATCTCTCTTTGATAAGGTGCTCTATCAGTTCTCCATGCACCTGCTTCTGCTGAAGATTCAGGAGATAAACGTCTGTAGTTGTCTGACCAGTCGCTAATCTTCAGATTGGGTGGTGGAGTCCATGTCTGATTCGTCTCCCGTATCACCTTTTCTATATTTTTGAGGTATTCCATTTTGAGCTAACTCGTT